ATAAAGAAATAGATGAACTTGAAAAATTATTTAAAATAGAAGGAAAGGATAATAAAGATGGAACATAGTGTTTTTTTAATATTTTTATTTTCAACTCTTTTAGCTGTAACTTTCTGTGGGATAGTATTTCTAATAATATATTCTATTGGTAAATTGATTGACCGATTCAAAATAAGGCGTAGCCCCGGCGGATGTCACGGACATAGGAGATAGGATGATAAAAATTAAAATTTGGGGCTGGAATTTGGTATTTAATTTTTTAGTAATACTACCTTACACAAAAAAACTTGAAAAGAAAATTGTATTTGCCTTAGATAGGTGGTTATTTTGGTCTTCCGGTCCAACAAAAAAATATAAAATAATGGATTGCCAAACTTGCACCTACTGCCCTTACACTGTATGCATGGCATACAACAGTAAAAGATGCAAGATCCCGCCATGGGCAATGACCCTTGATGGCAAATGCTGCGCTTATAAGAAGAGTTTCTGGAAAGCATTTAAGAAATGGTGGGGGATTCTAATATTTGATATAAGAGATTTGATAGACAATACATTGCCACCGGACCCAAGAGGATAAGATATGAAAAAAATAGTAAAAGTTTGTGGTAATTGTGAATGGCGAGATTATGACAGGAACTGCATATTTTTTGTTGATGTAGCAGCGCATCCTAAAGAAGACTGCAAGCATTGGGCCCTAAGGAAAGGGTATACACTTACTTATAAAGAGGAGAAAAAATGATTGACATTGAAAGATTAGAAAAAAAAGATATTGGCAGATGGGTAGTGTATAATAAAAATAGGCCAACAAATGCAGGAGAAGAGGGTAAAATAAAATCATGGACAAGAACTGTGGTATTTGTTGTTTATTCTTGTGATAATGATTGGAGTAACTTCCAAAGCTACACAGGATGTGCAACTGATCCTAATGATTTAGATTTTAAAAGAAAGGAATAAAAGAATGAAAGATAGAAGACCCCAAATGTCAGATGAAGAAATAGAAAGAGACCTTGCTGAGCTTAGAACAAATGTTATAAAATTCAAGGTTAACAATCTAGGTAAGAGATTTAATATACCGCCAAAAAAACGACCAAGACAAAGGAAAAATAAATGAAAGGGGAAAATATTAAGACATTAATAGCAGAATTCTATGCAGATAAAAATTTAAGCTTCAAAATAGATACAATAATGGTTGTAGATCCGCCATTATCAAAAATGAGATTAATTATCGGGCCCAACAATATGGAAACTGAATTTTGGCTCTATTACCATGATAAACATAAAGCTATTTATATTTTGGATGAAGTTGTGCGTGCTTATGGTGCATATGAAGTAAGCACTACTGTTAAGCATAAAAATCGATTTACAATAAAACAATGGTTTAGAATTACACAAAAAAAGAGGTAAAAATGGTAGAAGGAATTATTTATGATGATGAATTAGGTGACCCATTGCCGGAACCAGTATTAATTAAACATCTTGATCCAAAACAGCCTATAGTCTTCTTTGCACGCTGTAAAAGGTGCAACAGGATGCTCAAGAGTGCCAAGGCTATGAAAATAGGCTACGGGCACGCCTGTTTAAAGAAAATGGCCCAAGAAAAATTTGAAAAGGAACTTCAAGATATGCCTGAGGTGCCTGAGGAGCAAGGCCAGGAAACAAAAAATGACACATGAACAAATAATAGTTTACAATTACTTGAAGAAGCAAGGCTATACTGTAGATCGTTCACTTTGGGAACTTAAAAATATAATCTTGCAAGGGGATTTGTCCTTCTTTATCGAGATTATAAAAGGAGAAAAAATGCGAGAACAAAATATAACAATAAGTGAAGAAATATTAAAAAACCCGGTTGAGGTAAAATTCGAAATAGAAAAGAACGGGGTTACATTCGAATATTCCGGAATTTTCAAAAAAGTTAAAATACAGCAGTTTTATATAGATTCAGAGAATTATATAATACAAAAACCTATAAAAACTGAGATTCAATTAATAACGGAAGAATTGACTGGAAAATCCAAAACAAAATTTGTATGTATGCCATTAATGGAAGGTGGATAATGAAAAAGATAACCTTTGAATTACCGCCATGGAAAACATTCTCTGATACGTATTGTAATGAATGTGGAGAATTTATTGATGAAGGAGATGAAGTTTACTGGTGTGGGCCAGGAGTGTATTGCTGCAACAAAGAATGCGCAGACAAGTATGAAGAGGACAACGCCCCGGAAATAGAATACAAAGAATAAAAGGAGCAAGAAATGGAAATGAAAGAAAGTATCAAATACAATATTGTGTTTAAACTAGACCAGAAAATAATAGCTGAGGATATAATACCGTTTGCAAGCAGGATTGACTTAGATATAGTAGCAGAAATAGTAACAAGAAGGCTGCTTAGCAGGATAAAGATGGATATTGAGGAAAAAGTAATAACAACACACCAATATATTAATAAAAGCTGCCCTGAGGAGTTAAAAAATGAAAGAAAATAAATACATGGAGTCTGTTGGAATGATGACAGATCCCAAAAGAAAGACAAAAGTTTTTGCAATTGCATCCAAGCTTAGCGGGGCATGTTTGGGTTATATTAAGTGGTACGCTCCTTGGAGACAATATTGTTTCTTTCCCGGACTTAATACTGTCTTCAGTAATTCATGTTTGCAATGCTTACTTGAATTTGTAAAAGATCTTACTGAAGAGAGGAAAGGAAAATGATCTGGAGTTTGCTGCACGGAGACAGCCTAATTATAACACAAAAACTTGAAATAATAGTGAAAGAAAAAAAATGAATAAATTAAACAAAATTATCGTTGATGAAATTTACAAATGGTTTGAAACAATAGGTAAGAAAGAATATATATCGATTTACAAGGGTCATATAACAGCAGATGGGGAAATTAGAAAAAAGGATGTAAAGTTATTAGCTAATAGTATAATCTCCAAATTACCTATTGTAATTGAAAAAGATGGAAAGGAAACCAATGGTTAGCTGTGAAAAATGCTGGGGGGATGCTTTTTTGATCAGTAAGCTAACATCCATGAGTCAAACAGAAGCATATCAAAAACTACTTAAGGAAAGAGAAGCTTTCCCTTGCACACCTGAAGAGCAAGCCGGGCAATACTGGGATGAAGAAAAAGGAATAGATATAAGGTTAATAGAAAAAATATCTAAAATTAAAATTGTTACTGCAGTTGATGTAGGATCAAAGGACGGAGATTATTCTTGCAGAGTTACAGCTAAGCAAGATCTTAAGACCGGAAACATTGAAATAATAAAAACTGAATACTACAAGGAAAAATAATGAATTACAGCTGGAGTGAAAAACAAAGAAGAATGGAAGAGGATATTGTAGGTGAAATTCATGCTTTGACACCACAAGGAACAAACAGCACAATGTTTACATGGTGTTGTGGCTGTGCTATTTGTGATGATGAGCCTTATTGCCCAAATTGTGGCCGGAAAATTGTTGGCTGGGATGCTGAAAGTAGAGGAGAAAGACATAATATTAGGTGGAAACATGCAACTGCTCACTGGAATAGGGGGAAGAAATGATAACTGATAGGCAAATTAATAGAGCATATCAAAGAAGATGTAAAGCATATAATATCTGGCAGAAGTACTATAATATCATACCAGTAACTGAAAATGAAATTAAAAGAATAGCAAAGTTGTATAAATATTACATTCAAGCAAATAAAGAATGGCATGATATATGTTTAGCAAAAGCCAAGGAGGCAATTAAATGAATAAAGAACAAGATGCACTACCAAAGGGAATTTATTCTTATGAAGAAGTTGGAACCAAGCATTTATTGACTTATTTAAATACTATTTTCAAACTTAAAATTTCTCAGGGATTTGAATTTATTTATATAGCAGAAATTTTAGAAAAAGATTTTGTGGTTATAAAATGGAGTAAAGAAATATAGAGGAGAACAAGAAATGGTTGATAAATGGGAAGTAGTAGGCATGGGTAAAGCCAATGTTGATATAAACGATAAACATAGTTTTTATATTGGTAAATGCAAAATTAATTTTGATAAAGGTTTTGATGCACCAGAAATAGAAGGCAAAAAATATATAGTTGCCATAAGGGAAATAAAAGGGTGTAAAGAAATATAGGTGAGGAGAAATAATGTTTTTACAAGCTCTAGCAGTAGGTATTGTTTTAATAAGTTGTTTAATTATTTTACCAATAGGATTATTGGTTAGAAAAATAGGTGACCATAATCCCAATAGTATGCTAAGTAAGAACAGAGATTTATTTATAATCTTTGGTTCTATGTGTTTGATTTTAATTATATTTATAATAGTAATAATAAAAATTAAAGAGATCTAATGAGTGAATTTCCGGAATACTACACCATAGATAATATTGGACTCAGTGCCCTAAACACATTCTTACTTAAAGAATTTGAAAATGAGACTGTTTTAATAAAAGTTGTCAGAGAATCTGAAGTTACAGAAGAAGATATAAAACAATGGAAGGAAAAAAATGAAAATAATACTTGAAGAAAATGATGTAATACAAACCAAAATAGAAGGTGGGTACAGAATAATATTTAAGTCTCCAATTAATATAAATGCTGGAGATAAAGTTGATATACAATATCCTATTGTTCTTGATAATGAGCCAAAACCTAAATACCACATAGATCTTAGGGATTGATGCAAACTATAAAATAATCTCAATAAAGAACAATATATACAAAACCAAATTTATAAAAGATAATATTAAAGGGATAATAATAGGAAGGGATAAGATCTGCAAGATTAATGATATGTGGACAATTATAAGCCCATGGGAGATTAAAAAATTCACTAACAAAAAAGTAGCAATTGAAACTTACTGCAGACAGATGTGCAACCCAAAGTATAATAAAATTCATTATGATTGTGAAAACTGCCCAATAAAGGATAACAAATAATGAAAATATGGCAAAAAATCGGCGTGCTGGCCTTGTGTGCGTTATCTTTTATATATTCATTTCCCGGTAGCGTGTTAATCCTTCGTCACCATAAATTTATTACTAGATACCCTTTTTATTTGAATCCTATATTCAGCTTATTTGGTTCAAAATGCGCAATTTTGGGCACGCAACAATTGCGACAATGTTGCGCAGACATATTTCGGGGTTTTTTTGCGTTACGCTTAGCGCAACATTTGCGCAAGTATGTGGGGGTGTTTTGCGCAACATACACGCAAAATTTACGCAACTTTATATCTGCGCAATATTTGCGCACATGTTGCGCAAAGTATATTTTTTGTTGCGCCCGGGCTTGCGTGAGCAGACGCACGCAACGGGGGGGTTTAGAAAACCCCCGTTTGCGTTGCGTTTGCGCAGCCTCATATCAGGAGAGGGTATTCCATAGTCTATTAATTATGGTTTTTATTATTGGTTTAGGATCTGCAAGGTATAATATTAAAAGTTGCAGTTTTTCCGGGAAAAAAACAAGGGTTATGGTTTTTAACAAAAATTAGATGTATAGGTGTTTAAAAATGAGTATATATAATAAGATGAACAAGGGTATATTACCTAAGGATAAGCATGACGTTGTGGCCAGGGCTTTGGCTTTGCTCAATGCCGAAGTTGAAAAAACTGAAAACGAAGTCGTTGCAGCAAAAACAGCGTATAATAGAGCAGAGTATAGACTATCTATACTAAAGGATAAAGTATCTGAACTTAAGTCAACTAAAGGGTTTATTATGGTATTATTTATTGCTAATAAAAATAAAAGTTTTAGTTGTACTAACATTTCTAATTTCACAAACATTCCAATGCGTACAGTTGAATACAATGTGAATAGACTAATTAAGGAGGGCGTATTGGTTTTTGTTGGTAAATACCGTTACAAATTCAATAATCAAACTCCGAAATAAAACAAAAATCAAGTGCAGTAATATATATAGCAAAGGACCCACGGTAGAAAGGACCCGGAAAAGCTGATGGGCCCCCCACTAATTCCCCATTGCGCTACCGTGTCCGTAATATTTATATATAAAGAGATAAAAAGTGGGTTGTCTTAGTATATTCTTATGGTTTAAAATTTTTTTAAGGAGGCACACCGTGAGACAGCTAAAAGAAGAAACCAAATTACATATCCAGGCATTTGAATATTATTATTCCCTTGGTATAGTCCGTAGTCATCCTAAAGTTGCTGCTAAATTTAATATGTCTGTTCATGCAGTATCTGGTTGGGCTGTTTCTTTTCAATGGACCAAACGGGTAGCAGAACGGGATGCTGAGCTTTCCGGTATAATAACAGCTAATGATATAATGGCTGGTGATGAAGGCCCCAAATATAACCTAGGCATTGATGAGGATATGGTTAAGGATATAGCCAATCTTTCTGAACAGGACAAGATAGATATCCGAGTAAAATACCGTGAAGTTGTCCTCTTAGCAATTCAATGCTTCAAACAGAGATTAATTACTAACCGTGTTAAAGTTAATATTGGTGATATTCAAAAACTTATCCAGCTTGATCTTGCTCTTCTTGGTGAGAATATTAATCAGTTAGATATTAATATTAAAGGCCATGAAGGCCAAATTAAAGACTTTGAAGATCTTGAGGAAAAAATGTCTGATGAGGATAAGGCCAAATTTTATACAATAATCAGTAGTTATAAGCAGGAGGCTGAAACTGGTGACTGAAGCAGCAACAGCAGAGAAAATTGTAGATAGAAATATTCTGTCTTCCTGGTTAAATTTGCCGGAATCCTATAAGCGCAAAAAGCTGGCCCTTAATGATTGTATTTATTTTGGTGAGCAATATATTAAACCATTTGATAAAGATTGGACTTCGAAGACTGCTGATTTCCACCGGGAACTAGTCAATACTATTATTAAAGAGGATCAGGTAATGATCAGGATTCCCTTTGAACATGCCAAGTCTACCTGGGTATCAATAGTCTTTCCTTTATGGAACATCTGCAGGGATATAGATACTTCTATATTGCTTTTAGCATCCACACCTACACTTGTTAAAAAATTTCTAAGCGTTATTAAGAGACATATCGAAGAGAACCCTCTAATTCATAGGGATTTCCCACATGTAAAACCAAGTAGTTCTCAGGAAAAATGGTCAGATACCCAGATAATTGTTCAGCGTAATAATATAACAAAAGATCCAACAGTTGAAGTTGCTGGTATGGGTGGATCAATCCTGGGTGGCCGATTTAAAATTATTATTGGTGATGATGTTTCCGATCGTAAGAACATGAACACCCGTGAACTCAGGGATAAAGCTGCGGATTGGTGGTTTGAAGACGTGAGTTCAAGGCTTCTTGATGGTGGTAAGATTGCTTATGTTGGCACACTACAGCATTGGGATGATCTTGGCTGTAGACTTGAAGATAATGGTACTTATACATCAATAATTAAGCAAGCAGTTGTCGATTGGGATGCTAAAAAAACATTGTGGGAAGAAAGATTTCCATTCGAAAGACTTATGAAGATTAGAAAGAATATCGGTGCTATTAGGTTCAATAAGGTTTACCAGAATAATAAAGAAGCGATAAGGGGCAGGAAGCTTAAGGCTGAATGGTTGCACTACTATGACCCGGACACTGTTGACCGGAAAAAACTTAGAATCTTTATGTCAGTCGATCCCGCTATTGGTGAAAAGGAAGAGAACGACTTCTTTGCAATTGCTATTGGCGGGTGGAATCCTAAAATTAATAAGATTTATTTGCTTAAAACTTGGAAAGGAAGGCTTGACTTTCCATCTCAGATCAAGAAACTTAAGGAAGTTTTTTATGAAGAGAGACCTGAAAGGGTCTTTATTGAGAATCAGGCTTTCCAGAAGTCAATACCACAGCAGCTTGGTGCTGATGATATAGAAATTGCTAAGCATCTAGCTCCTGAGGAATCTATGGTGACTATTAAAAGCAAGGATGAAAGATTTGAAGCATCAACGGTAATGTTTGAAAATGAAAGAGTACTTATTCTTGAGACTGAAGATGATTTTATAGATCAGTGGACTAATTGGCCGAAAATTACCCATGATGACGTGTTGGATGCAGTTGTAATGCTTGTAACGCATATTCGTGGTGGTGGAGAAAATGAATGTACGGGGGAGGTAATTTAAGATGGCTATTCGAAGACCAAATAAAGAAGATGCTGCAGAAAAATTAGATGAATTTGATGGTTTTGTAGTTGAAAAGGGAAATAGAATTGAAGTAGTAACTATGGATGGCTTGTTTGATACGATGAAGAAGCGAGCTAGTGAAGTTTACACTAATAAAGATAAACCTAAAGCTCTTGATCCATTTGCCCAGGGCTATGAAAATTTAGATTTAGTTAAGCCACCTTATGATCTGGAGAAATTAAGTAGGCTACTTGAAGTTGATACCTATCACAGCAGGTGCGTAGAACAGAAAGCTGTTGATACTGTTGGCCTTGGCTTCCAATTTAAAGCTGAAGATGATATGAATAAGAACATGAAACAGGCCCAGGCAATAGCTGATTTCGTAGTTGGAGCTCCCGATGCGGGCAAGACATTTACTGATGTTCTTGGTGCAGTAGCATCTGATTATTGGGCACTTATGAATGCAGCAATGGAAATTGGCAGAAATAAGCTTGGAGTACCTTGTCTTATTGCCCATGTGCCTTTTAAGACACTTAGGTTTAATAAGGATAAAAAAAGGATTTGCCAGATTGTAGGAAGCAAAAAGGTCTGGTTTAAAAGGTTTGGGGTTATCGAAAATTTTGATTGGGAAACGGGTAAAGTAACCACGGATCAGAACAGGTACTGCAATGAGCTCCTTATCTTTCAAAAACTTAGTTCAATCAATAGTTTTTATGGTGTGCCAACCAGTATTGCAGCAATGGGGGCAATCCTTGCACTAGCTTCCATTAAAGAGTACAACTTGAATTTCTTTGAGTATGGTGGTATGCCGGAGTACGGTATTATACTTAAGAATGTTAAGATGACTCCGGTACTCAAGAAGGCAATAAGGGAATTTTTTAGATCTGAGCTTAAAATGAAGCCTCATAGAGCACTTGTCCTTAACCTTTCTAAAATGGAAGGTACAGAGGGAGATGCTGAGGTTACGTTTGAACCTTTAACCAAAGAACAAAAAGAAGCTTCATTTGACAGGTTCAGACAGGCAATGATTGAGGAAATACTTGTTTCTCATAATATGCCACCTTATCATTTGGGTATGGTTAAAGCTGGGGCAATGGGTGAAAATGTGGCCCAGGCAACGCTTAAGAATTACATTGATTCTGTAAATGAACCTGCTCAGAGATTGTTTGAATCAAACCTTGCTATGCTGTTCAGAGAATTTATTAGAACTAAGATGAATGAAGTCTGTACTTGGAATCTGATGTTTGAGAATATAGATCTTACTGATAAGATGGCCTTGGCTAGGGTAGTACCCAGGCTAGTACAGGGGCTGTTACTTAATATTAATGAGGGTAGAAGGTGGCTTGGTGAGAAGACTGCTGGAAAATGGGCAGATCACTTCTACATTAATCACCCGCAGCTTGGATTTATTCAGGTAGATACTCCGGATGGTCAGGCAACAAAGAGTATTTTTACTGCAGATGTAATTGAAGCCCTTGCTCAGGTAAAGCAGAACAAGGTTCAGCAGTATTTTGATTTTGCCAGTAAAAAAAAACTGAGTTTGGATGCCTAGATCACAAGGCTGTTGGTGGGGAAAGGCTTCTTGCTCCAAACCAGGAACAAGCAGTCTACGCAATAGAAGTTGATTTTAAAAATAAATTAAAGGAATTCTTTAAGGAACAAAGAAGTAGAGTAGATGCACACTTAGAAAGAAGTGGTTATACTCAGACAGCAATCGATTCGTATGATTGGGATTCTGAGGATAAGTTGCTCATTGAAATTTATAAAGAAAATTTAGTTGATCCTTACCAGCTAGGCCAGGACTTTGCATTTGGTAATATGAAGGAAGTTATTAGGAAGATTAATGCAAAGAAATCAATGAAAAAATCGCTCCTGAAACAGGTTAAAGATCTTTTTACTAAAGATGAGGCTTACAATATTTTTGTTGATTTTGAAACAAGAGTTCCTCAAGCAGAGGAATTGGTAAGGGTAAATCCGCTCATCCTTTCAGATAGGTGGGGTCCAGTACCAGATGGCTTTACAAAGCAAAGTATAAAACATCAGATGGCTGAAGGCTATGCCAATTTTGAATCTATTGGTCAGATTAAGGACCGGATAACCGAAGTTTGGGATGATTGCCAGGGGTGGCGTGCAGAGCTAATTGCCAGAACTGAGACTATGCGATCGTTTAACAGTGCTGGTCTAGATTACTACAAACAGACTAAGGTAGTTGATAAAGTTGAACTTATTATTGCTAGTGATGCTTGCCCTGTCTGTGCAGATATCCAATCTGGTCAACTTGAGTGGGCAATAGGGGAAGCAGAGGGGCAGTTGCCTTTCCACCCGAACTGCAGGTGTACTTGGGGCCCGATTGTTCTTGATGAAGTTGTTGATCGTCCTGTCTTGGAAGAGGGCCCAATTTCAGATTTCCTTGGTACGATTACAGATTGGCAGCAGCTAGGCGGTACAGCATCTGATACTTACATTGGCTTTATTAATGATAAGAAATATTTGTTCAAGAGGGATGTGCCACCAAATATAGGTGTTCCGGTGAAGACATCAAACCTTGAAGCAGAACTGCTTAGCTCAGATGCATTTCAGACTGCTGGGCTTGATGCCCCAAATACGATGTTTGGGATGTTTGAGCATGGGGCTAGGCAGGAACGGATGCTTGCCATGGAATGGGTTGATGATGTTCAAACAATGACTGACTTTATAGCCCTTAATGGCCCAAGGGATTACTTAGATGCTCTTGATCTTTATGGATTTAAGAAAATGCAGGTTGTGGATGTAATGATTGGAAATGGGGATAGGCATGCTGGTAATTTCTTCTTTAATAATTTAGGAGAAGTAATTCCTATTGATAATGGCCTTGCATTTGCTACAGATAGGGTTATTACTGGTGAATGGCAGAAGTGTTTTTTAAAGGAATTTGAACCGGGAAGATACCAGACTGCAGAATTCATCTTAAAAAGAAATCAAGTAGGTAGAGATTTAATAAGAAGAGAAGCAAGGGCAGCTTCTAAGGAAGCTGTACTTGAGATGTACAGAGATACTATAGCTGAAATTCAGGAGACTTTTACAGATGATTTTATAGTTTCTATGGTGGATAAATTGCCAGATACTTTGGTCAATGCGGGAAGAAGGCAAGAAATAATTGAAACTTTTACATGGAGACGTGATAATTTAGAGGGGATAATAGTCGGGGGGTTTGAATGATTAGATATTATACGGAAAAAGAGGGTAACAAAAAAGCTCAAGTAGTTTTTCAAGATGAGACTGGAGTTTACATTTACAACTACAAAACTAAAGTAGTGGTACTTAGGGATGAAGTTAGAAATGTCTGGGCCAATATGCCGGAGTGGGGCAGAGTAAGGCAGATTAGTACGTCTGATAAGTCTTACTTACAATTTATTAGGGAATATGAAAGGCCAGCGCAGGTAAATTGGAAGCCAACAGAGATTAAGGAAATAGATATTAGTTTTGATAATTTTGTTGCTAAGATAAAGAAAGAAAAGTTTGTTTAACTAACATATATTGCAGAATATATATTTTGTGTAGTATATTATTTTTAAGAGGAGGGATTTTGATGATAAGTAAAAACATTATGAGTACATATAAAATTAATGAGCCTCTTATGCTAGCTGGGAAACATAGAGTTCAAGGGGAAACCACAGAACCGCTACTTGATGATAATATTCTAAAAAATTTATGCTTGACTGGGGCAATTACAAAAATTAAAAGTATTGCTCCTGTCTCTATTGTTGAGGAGCTTGCAAATTTGGAAAAGGAAGGTGATGAGATTGCCAGAGGAAACAGCAAATTGGATACATATTCCAATAAGAAAAAAAGACCCAAATGATGATATAGTAACATTAACAATAAGCCGATCTGAAGGCATCAGAGCACTGTATTCCCGTAATAGGAAGCTAATACTTACCTACCTTTTTGATAAAGGTAATGGCTGGACAATGGGTACTGCTAAATCCTGGGCTGAATCTCATTCTAAAGGTGTTTCAGATGAGGATATTCCAGTTGAGGGTGAAAATACTGAAGGAAGTAAATTATTCCAACGTACCGGTATTATGGTTAAGATTGATATTCAGAAAAGAACGGTCCTTGGTGAGGTTCTTGTACCTTTTGAAGTTGACTTACAAGGTGATTTTGAAGAGCCTGAAGATATAGAATTTGCTGCAGAAAAATTTCTTGTTGATTATGCCTGGAATGTAGGGGAAATGCATGATAATTGGGATGGTATTGGTAAAGTTGTACAATGCTATACTGCTCCTATGGATCTTAATTGGGGCAAGGATAAAGACGGTAAAGAAAACATTACCCCTAAAGGATCTTGGCTTTTAAAAATTAAGATTGCAGATGATAAAGTTTGGGAAAAAGTTTTGAATGGTGAATATACCGGGTTTAGTATGGGGTATAGGGCCAGAAGAGAAGAGATAACTTAAGGGAGGATTAAAATATGCCAAATTTACTTAAGGACATAGAGGCAGTAGAAGTTTCACTTGTTGATAAACCTGCCATCAACAGACAATTTCTATTGGTAAAACGTATGACCTCTAACGATACAGAGACTAAAAAGTCTCCGGAACTTATAACTGCTCCTACTTTAGGACAGAAGATTAAGGCTTTATTATTTGGTAATGATGAGGATAAATCGGCACTTGATGCTGATTCTTTAATATCCTTGTGCGCTAAATTGGATGAAGTTAAAATAGCAGTTAAAGCTGCGATTGATACCAAAAATATAAAAAGTGAAGGGGGTCCTTTAGAAATGAACGAAGATGAGATAAAAGCATTAATTGCTACTGAAGTAAAAAAGGCACTTGAATTAAGTGAAGATCAAAAAAAGGCTGTTGATGACCAGAAAGCTGCAGATACCAAGTTTCAGAATGATACAGCAACTGCTCTTGAGGGAATTAAAAAATCTGTTGAGGGCCTGGTTACTACTGAAGCATTAGATTTAAAATTTAAGGGTTTGGATGACAGAATCAAATCCCTGGAGGAAGGAAAGCCGGAAAAGAAATCTTTGGATGTTGAGAAAGATGACAAAAAAGATGAAGGCCAGAAATCTGAAGGAGAAGCCAGCTTTAAAGGAGTTCTGTTTCATTAATAAAGTTTTTAAGTTGGGTTCTAGATAAAATATTAGGAAAAGAAGGAGTTGAATAAAAATGACACCAGAAGAGATTTTAAAATTGGTTGATGACAAGTTTTTTGGAAGCAAATCAATTTTTACAGATAGTGATTTGTCTACAGGGGGCTTGTTAAATCCAAAACAGTTTGACAAATTCGTTCAAAAATTAATTGAGAAAAAACTGATCTTGAACGAATGCAGGGTTGAGTCTGGTCCGGAGAAACAAGTTAAACTTGACTACATCGAGTTTTCAAGTGATGTGGTGCAAAGGCCAGTAGCAGAAGGAACTGAGCACACTACTACCGTTAAGCCAACACCAACTCAAATAGCTATTTCAGCTGTTGAGTACATTGTTGCAATTGACCTTGGATTTTCTGCTCTAAGAAATAGTATAGAGAAGGAAAATCTTGAAGATTCAATAATGGCTATGATAGCTGAAAGAACAGGTTCAGATTTTGAGGCAATAGGTATTTACTCAGATACTACTCTGGGAACAGCCGATGCATATGATCTTAATGATGGGTGGTTAAAACTTGGAAGAGTAAGTCATGAAGTTGATCATTCATCGGGCAATTTTGCAAGCACGTTGGTCAAAACAGTTCCGCTGTTTGATAATATGATAGATGCTTTGCCAACGAAGCACCTGGATTACAGCGATGTAGATGCTTGGAGGATTTATTGCCATAAATATATTGAAAGACTTTATAGGAAATGGTTAGTTGCAGTTGAAGCAAAGATAAACGGAACTCATTCATTCTTGCTTGAAAACATTCCTGTTACCTATGAGGGCTTTAAACTGATCGGTGTTCCAAGATGGCCGAGGTATACTGCAGGATCTCCTGCTGCTTATTACAGCAAATTAATGCTGACTCACCCTATGAATATAATCTATTATATTCAGAATGAAATAACATTCAATAGGGAAGCTAAGTGGAGAAAAAGACAACTTGAAATAACAGGCACAGCTAATGTTGATTTCCAAATTGCAGATAACGATGCTTGTGTAGTTGCAAAAGATGTGAAACATGCGCTTACTACTGCGTAAGTAGAAAGTGCTTTTGTATAGTTTTGGGACCCAGAATTTTGATGTGCTAACAAGCATTAAAATTTTCTGGGCCCCAGATCCAAGTTTAAATATACGGAAAGGGTACAATAATGTATAGAGCTACATTAATAAAAGGTAAGACTTATAAGATTGGTGAATATACGTTTGATGTAGATAACCCCGATATGAGATCCTGCATAGTTGATGATCGTATAGCAAATTTACTTGCTGCTAATGATAAATTCCAGGTAGAAAAATTTAATGATGGGGCAATAAAAAAAGAAATAAAGAATAATACATCTATTGGTAGAATAATTTTCAAAAATCATCACGTATCTAAATCTGAGGGTTATGGCTGTCTAGGGTACTATCTCATGTACAAATACCCCTCCATTGCGGGAGATATCAGGGATGATTTAAGGCTTGACGACTCATTAAAGACTAATATTAATACTCTAACACCTACTGACAGTATTATTCAACTTAGTGCTGGGGATTTATGGGAAAATTATAAGGGAAAATGTAAATATAGTGTTGGTTATACGATGTTTGAGACAACTAAAATACCGAATAATCCCAAAAGTTGGGCTGATAATATAAATAATACTTGTGATATCTTGCTTGTTCCGGCTGAAGAGGTCAAGAAAGTTTTTGTTACTTGTGGTGTAAAAATCCCGGTTTATGTAGTGCCTTTATGGGTGAATGACTGCTATCAATATTACAAGAGGCCCCCAAGAAAATTGTTTAAATTCTTATGGGTTGGAAAACTTGATCAGTTTAACCGGAAAGGTTGCTTTGAAGTTGTTGAAGCTTTTGAACAGGAATTTAAGAAAGAAAGTGATGTAAAGCTTATAATCAAGGCATCAAATATGAATGTAATTCCTGAGTTTTCTCAGAGAATGGCGGATAATCCAAAAATATTTCTTGTTAATAGGATATTAAGTAGGGAAGATCTCAATACTATTTACCAAGAGGCCGATTGTTTTGTTTTTCCTTCCCATGGTGAAGGCTTTGGATTGCCACCGCTTGAAGCTATGGCTACCGGGCTGCCAACTATAGTTGCTGATTGGATGGGCTGTAGAGAATTTGCTAAAAAAGAAGTGTGCTACCCTGTTTTAGTTGATAAACTTGAGAAGTCAAGATATCCTGATGTTTATGGTGATGTTGGGGATTGGGCAGCAATAGATATTGGAAGAGTTAGAAAGGCAATGAGACACGTTTATGAAAATAGGGAAGAAGCTATAAATAAAGGTGTTAAAGCTGCTAGATATGTTAATCAAAACTTTAGATTTAAAAATTTTGACAAGAATTTAAAAATTGCTTTGGGTTTAAATATTGAAATAAAATATAAAGTTAGTATAATAATGGCTGTTAAGGATAATGTTGGATATTTAAAGAACAGCCTTGCTTCAGTCCTTAAGTTTACTTCACAGAATTTTGAATTGATAATAATAGATAATGGATCTGGGATTGAAGTGAAAGATTTTTTGAAGGAATTTAGCAAAGATAAAAATGTAAAGATTATAACAAATAAAGATAATATGGGCTATGCATATGCTTGTAATCAGGGAATACAAGTTGCTACTGGGGAATATTTATGCATGTTAGATATAGATACAATAGTAACCCCTGGATGGATGGGGGATATGATTAATTGTATGAATAAAAATGAACAATGTGGAGTGGTTGTTCCATCTCAATCTTTCCTTGATGATATAAATTATGTACCATTTAAAAGGAATATTGCATATGCCTATATTGAAGATGATCTGGCTGAATTTTCTAAAACATTAAAAAAAGGCATATATGAGGAAAAACAGATTCGTGAAATATATGGATATTGTCATTTAGTAAGAAGAGAAGTTTTTGATAATATAGGAGTTTATGATTGGGAAAGATATAAAGGTGCAGCAGTCAATGAAACAGATTTATTCTGGAGGGCACAAGTTGTTGGGTGGAAGCTTTTCTGGGCAAAGGGAGCGTATGTATACCATTATCATGGTGTAGTTAAAAAAAGTCTTGGTATGGATGATTATGCTATGGTGGAGAAAGGAAATGCTTTGCTTTCTGAAAGGCAAAAGCATCCGGAGGATTATTTTGTATTTAATAATGCAATAGTTGAAGGGGTTTAAATGGAAAAATCATACTTGGCACATAATGAATTAATTAAAAATTTAACTGATCAAGAAGTTATCGATATAATGAGACAAGGTACTTCAGTTAGGCCAAATGATGTTCTTCAAAAATTTATAACCAGATTAGTTCCAGATGTAAAAAATATAGTTGAAATAGGAACATGGAGGGGGCCATCAAGTTTAGTAATGGCAAGCTGTTCAAATGTTGAGCATGTCTGGACTTTTGATATAAATCCGACATATTTTGCTGAAAAACTTTGGGAAAAATTTCACTTAGAAAATAAAATAACTCACGTTGTTAAGCATACAAGTGAAGAAATATATGAAGAGATCAAAAAGATAAAATTTGATACTGCTTATATAGATGGAAGTCATGAAACTGAAGCGGAAACTAAAGATTTTATGTTTATGAAGACTCAAGTTGACCGGATAATAATGGATGATACAGATGATAACAGGGTCTTTGGGATCTTTAAACCTTTTGGAGCTCAAAGAATAAGTTTCAGGTTTGCAGTTTGGATGGCCAACGGGGATTATTCGATAGTGAATGAAATTAAAAAAGATTTGGTTTGGGATGAACCATATGGGAAACTGGATTTCAGACATTTAGATAAGGGGTAGAAAATATGAATAACTACATAGCTTCTAATAAAATTTTTTATCATCCGGACAGGACTAAAGCTTTTGTTGATGATACTCTTGTAAGGCCTGTTTCTGTTAAGATGAGACTTACTGATGAATGCAATTTAAAATGCTATTATTGTTCTTATAAAGATAACTTAAATAGTGGGGATATAAAATTTAAAGACGCATTAACAGTATTGGGTAAGTTGAATATTATGGGAGTTAAAAGTATTGTTTTTACAGGTGGAGAACCTACTTGTTATTATTCATTTAGGAATATTGTTAGAGCAACTAAAGAAATGTATGGCTTTGATATTGGGCTTATTACTAATGGGGTGTTATATCCAAATGCCCTTGAATTTTTAACATGGATTAGGTTTTCCTTGGATACTGTTGATAAGAATATTTATAAAGAAATAAAAGGTATGGATAATTTGGGCCGAGTTATGAAAAATATTAAAAAAGTTGCTGCAGACAGGCCTAAGGGTCTAACTGTTGGGGCCCAGGCAGTAATTAATGAATACAACTTTGATTATAAATTTGATAGAATAATTGATGCAATTAAATTTGCAGCATCTGTTGGTCTTGATTATTTTCAAATCAGACCGCTTGAAAACCATAGGTATTCACAAGTTCATCTTGATATTATAGATGGGTTAATTAAATCTTTAAAGCAACAAGATCTTGGAATCAAGGTAATATTTACAGAATATAAATGGCAGGAAATTAAGAATGGGTACTCTAAGAGATATGAAGGCTGTCCTTCTGCTAATTTTATAGGTTCTGTCGATGTCAAAGGTGATTACTACATGTGTTGCGCAATGATCAATGATGAAACAGCCTGTTATGGTAATTTAATAACAGAAGGAGCGGATGAAATTCTTTCCGGAAGAAAATATATCCAGGAAAGTTTTAATTATGGCAAGTGCACTTTGGCATGCCAGGGATCTTTGCTTAATCAAGTTTTAGCTAATTTTAAAAATATAGAACATATCAACTTTATATAGGGGGTGGTTGATAATGTCTTGGGTAACAAAAGCTGAATGTAAGGCATATAGTTTAAATGTAGTAGAAGTAACAGAAGCAGGGGATGCTTATTTGGATGCTGTAATAATTAGAGCTGAAGATATAATAAAAGGTAAAGCTGAACAAACCTTTGCAAAGGAATCTGCAGTAGTAAAACTTGAAAGTGGAAACGGGGCTACTCAGCTTTGGTTAAATACTAGACTGTACGCTCTAACTGCTCTTGTAGTTGATACATCAGTATTAACAGATTTTGTGTACCTTGAATTTGGTGATAACTTTTCGGTATTAAAATTTGACCCAGATCCAGCGTATGCTTACAGATCATATAGGCATTTTCAGTCAGATTTTACATACATGTTTTCATATGGAGTACAGAATATTTCAATAACCGGGGATTGGGGTTGGGCTGCTGTTCCAGCAGAAATAAAAGTTTTATGCATGATGGTAGTAGAAAGGTTATGTATTTCAGATGGTAACAATAGAGTTATTAATTCTCCATTTTTAACTGAAAGGATAGGGGATTATTCATACAGCAAAAATTATGATTTAAAACTTTCTGATTCATTTGATTCAGAGATGAAAGGTCTAATTAATAAATATCAATGGCAAAATGCTGAAGATTTTTTAATGTATTAGGGATATGGAAAATCTACTATTTGAAAAAGTTACAATTAAAAGGCGTACATTAGGGGCTGATGATTCTAATGGAAATCCAACATATACTAATACTACTATAATTACAGATGCCCCTTGCAGAACTTATACTAAACATTATACTGATATTATAGAGGGTCAAGCAGTAGTTAAAGAAGTCAATAAGATAGCATTGTTATATAGGGGTATTCAGATTGAGGAAGAGGATACAGCAATTGTAAATAGTCTCAATTATAAAATAACTAGAGCTTATATTCGTTATGCTGGTTCTATACCGCACCATTGGGAACTTGAAGTTAAAATAATAAAAGGGTAATATTATGAATTATATGAATGTGACAATATTGGATAATGGCCAGGCAGCTCTTAGAATGCTTCAGGGTTTTGGCATTGCAGCAATTATTTTTATTCAAGAAGCAGTTTTAAAATCCGGTATGACGATCACGCTGGAAGCTAAGAAGAGATGCCCTGTTGACACTGGAAGACTTAGAGCGTCTATTGGCATGTGGGATGGCAGCAATTTAAGGATGGGGGCTTCCGGAGGTCCAGAGGATGCTGTTTGGGTTTTAACTAATAATAATTTAAATTTGGATCTTGGCACTAATGTTGATTATGCTTGGGATGTTGAAACTAAGCCTGCTGCTCATATTACTGGACAAATGGGATATATGAAAGCTGGAGTGGAAGCTTCAATGGATAAAGTTGTTAAATATTTTGAATTAGCATTGAGAAAGGCACAAATAGCATGAAACTTTTAAGAAATGCTGTTAGAAAATACCTAGTGGATGATGTTGATATACATGCTTCAGTGGCAGATAGGGTTTACAAAGAATACCTGCATGTAGAAGCAATAAAAGGAAAGGGCCTTACTTCTTTACTAGTTGATATACAAGGGGGCCCTCTGCATAATGAACGGGGCAATAATCATTTCCATACAGTTGCTATATACTCATATGCTGATGCAACTAGAGGAGCCGACTTGATACCGACTAAAGATGATGCTCAAGATAGAGCTTGGGAATTATATCATTTAGTTCATAATAAAATGCTTTGGTTTGAAAGGAAACTTTTGGATACGGGCATTTATGCACTTAGTAGTATTAAAGCTTCTGAACCAGTTCCAAGATGGGATAAGGATATGGAGCTTTGGTATATTTATTCAGCATATAATATGGAGGTACTGTATGACTTATATAAATAAGAAAATCATAATCAATTCTGATTTTGATATAATAACTGGTTATGGTAATTTAGCAGTTGAACTTGCAATAGCACTTGAAAGGTCTGGTGAGTTTGACGTTTATGCGATAGGATCAGTGGGGTTCGGGTTACCAAGGGAAATGACAAAATTGTTTGAAAAACCAAAGCCTCAAAAATTTGATGTGTTTTTTAAAATAGGTACTCCAAGTCAATTAAGACTACCGGAAGAATTGAAGGCCGGATTTACTTTCAAAAAAGTTGCCTTGACTATGTGGGAGCAGACAAGGCTTACAAATAAATTGTTATCAGAGGAATATTTTAATGATTATGATGCGCTATTTGTTCCTTGTGAAATGAATATAGATGTATTTAAAGAAGTATTTAAAGGTGAAATAAAGATTATGCCTTTTGGGGTGGATACGGAATTTTTTGTTCCGGTAAATAGGATATTTGATGATCCATTAAAATTTTGTTTACTTGGAAATTTAACATATAGAAAAAATGTTATGGGGGCAATAAAAGCAGTAGCAGAATTAGTTAAAAGAGGATATGATGTAGAACTCAATTTAAAGACAGACCATAATTATTTACCGCCTGAACTTAGCAATGATAGACTTCACATTTATAGTACTACTATGTGGACACGGGAAGATGTCAGAAATTTTTATCAAAACAATGATGTGTATCTAGCTATTAGTAGAGGAGAAGGGTTTAATTTTCCTGCTCTGGAATTTTTGGCTACTGGTGGCCCGGTTCTTGGGCATAATTGGGGTGGGCATGCCCAATGGTACAATGAATTGTATTGCACAGAGGTATTGTTATACAATAAAATTAAAGTAAGCCCAAACATATGGGCAGATGCTGCGGAAGGTTCAGAATGGGCTGAAGTTGATCATGATTCTCTTGTGAATAGTATGATAAAGTTATATGAAAATAAGAAAATGTTGATGGAAAAAAGCAGAAATGCAGCAAGATTTATAAGCCAAATATATAGTTGGGATAGCCAACTAAAATATATAATACCGCTTTTAAAAGGGGTGTAAAATGACTACAAAGGATAGCAAAAAGGCAGGTAAATTTTTAGAGGGTGGAGAAAAAGATATTAGATGTGCCAGATTCCCATATAGGATGTTTGGAAAGGTTGTTGTGGTTAATAATACTGAAAGAACGAACTTGCTTGAATTCAGGTGTAAGGAATGTGGAAAAGCAGTTAATAAACAATTTACTCATCCACCAGACCAGGAATATGAAGTATATCATTATTATGATATGGAATTTAAACTTGTTGAGTCGGACTTGAGACTAGTCAAGAAAATAGTAAAAAGGGAGGTTGAAAATAGTGGTAACAACGCCAAATAAACAAGTAGAAGTATTTAGTATCAGCCATGCTGCTATACTAACAGGCACAAAAGACGCTGAATCTGTAGGAGCAGAAGAAACTTACGGAGATTTTTATGGTGTCGATAGCGGAAGTATATCAGTAAATATGGGCACTTATAAGAATACTGGTGATAATCAAACCAAGTCAGTTTGGAAATACGCAGAGGATGCAGATATAGAAATAAGGGGCGGATTTATTCCGTTTGATCTTATTAACCTTATATTTGGGGCTACGATTAGCTCTAGTGGTTCCGGTGCAAATTTGAGATGGGATATCCCATTTTTGCAGGAATCATGGAATAATGTTGCTCCAAGACCTATTTTAATACGTTGTCCTTCAAAAGATAGCCAGGGCAATGTTAGAGATTTTGATATAGTCATATATAAAGTCAATTTTGGCCCTATCAAAATTGAGGGTCTTGCATATAAAGAAGGCGTAAAAGTCACTTGGGGCGGTACAGCAGTTATGACTACTATAAATGAAGCAGGCAACACTGTTGCAAATGCAATAGGCAGATTAGTTAGTACTGCTGTTCATGCATAATTTTTTTTTTAAAATACGCACGTATATTGTTTCACGTGAAACAAGGAAATTAAAAAATTTGTTTCACGTGAAACAAAAGAAAGGAATATAATGGTTGAAAATAAAGTAAAAAGTAAACTTGATATGTTATACCCAGAACTTGAAAAAGTTGAAATAGGTGGGATTCATTGTTTGGTTGATAGAATTAAATTTAAGCACACTATAATAGTTGCCAGGATGTTGACTAGAACTATGGGGTTTATAGATTGGGAAAAAATCCATAACAGTGATCAGAAACAGATGGTAACTTATCTTCTTATGTCAATGGTTCATTCCCCCGATGATTTTTATAGATTTCTTGAAAGTCTTCTTATTTGTGATAGTGAAGAGGACAGAAAAAAATTGTCAGTATATATTAAGGAAGATATGACTAATGATGAGGCACTTGATATTGCAGATAAATCTTTGAAGCAAGATTATGAAGAAATAAGGGGATGGTTAAAAAAAGTGATAGTGCTGACCGGAACAGTGGAGAAAATGGATATTCCAATATAGAAAAAGAAGAATTTCTTGATTGGGATGATATTTTTGATATAATACAAGCTGAGTATGGTTGGCCAGATGAAATACTTGTAAATATGACAAGAAAAAGAATAATCAGTGTTGCTAATAAAATTTTAAAAAGAAAAATTGACCATAATAATATGTTAAATAATATAGCACGGGGAATATGTTCATATATAATAAATACATCTATGGTTACTGTAGAGGGTAAAGAAGCAATGCTAAAATCTTTATATGAAAAGGAGAAAAATAAAGAAATTAAATATAATAGTGCTGAAAATATGATGAGTGTTTTTTCTCATTTAGGGGGCTAATTTAATGGCTGCTGCAGCTACATTAATAGTACAAGTTTTGGCTGATGTACAAAATATGCAAACTAACCTTAAAAAAGGTGAAGTTTCACTTCAAAGTTTTGCTAGGGGTGCTGCCAATATTGGCAGAAGTATGTCTACTTGGATATCTTTGCCAATTGCAGGTGCAGCAGTAGCAGTAACTAAAATGGCTATGGATTTTGAATCCCAAATGACTAATGTATACACTTTAATGGATGATGGAACCATTAAAAGCCGAAATTGGGGTCAAGCTGTTCTTGATATGAGCAAAAAGACCGGGGAAGCATCCGGTACTTTAGCTAAGGGTTTGTATGATATTGTTTCTTCTGGATTTGAAGCTGCTGATGCTTTAAAAGTACTTGAAGCTTCTACTATAGCAGCTAAAGCAGGAATGACTGATACTGCAACATCATCTAAAGCTGTAACTGCAGTTCTTAATGCATACAGTATGGGTGCAGATGAAGCAAGCAGAATTTCAGACATTATGTTTGGTACAGTTAAATACGGTGTGGTTACTTTTGAAGAATTATCAACTTCTCTTGGTAGAGTAGTTGGAACTGCAGCAACTGCTAATGTTTCATTTGAGGAAGTTGGTGCAGCAATTGCATCTATGACTTTGGGTGGCCTATCTGCTGAGGAAGCAGTTATTGCTTTAAATCAAGTAATGTTAACTTTCATAAACCCATCCAAGGAAGCAGCAGAATTAGCTGAAAGATTAGATACGGATTTTTCAGCAACAGCTTTATCAACTAAAGGTTTGAATGAAGCAGTAAAGGATCTAATTGATAAGATGGGAATTTCTGTTGATTCTATATATGATATGGAAGTTGCAGGTAATTCTGAAAAGCAGATCCTTGATGAAATGGCGGTTAAAGCAGGTCTTACATCTGAACAGTTTGCTATCCTATTCCCAAATGTTAGAGCTTTAAAAGGTATATTAATGCTTGCAAGAGATGAAGGCGCAAGTTTTAATGAAATGATTACTAATGTTGGAAATAGTGTTGGTTCAACAGAAGAGGCTTTTAGCAAGATAGCAGAAACTACTAAATTTAAATTTGATTTGGCATTGAGTTCATTAAAAGCAACTGGAATTGAAGTTGGAACTTTACTTCTACCATATTTGACTAAATTATTAGGAACAGTTACTAAGGTTGCAGATGGATTTGGTAATTTGTCTCCTGAACTTCAAACTTCTATTATTCAATTTGCTGGGCTTGCTGCAGGTTTGGGAATAGTCACACTAGCAGGGGGGAAAATAATAACTTCAATATTAACATTAAAAACTACGCTGCAGGCATTGAATACTACATTGGCAGGGAGTGCTTTTTTAGGCAAATTTGCAACAGGTATTACAGGAATTGGTACAGCAGCAGCAAATGCAGCACCAGTTGGAGCACCATTGTTATTATGGTTTAGTGATGTAATTGGACTGTCAAAAACAGCTGTTGGTGAATTTGGAAAGGCAATAAATCTCCTTAAGGGTGCAACCATGGCCAACTGGTTTGATACTACAAATTTTGGTGCAAACCCTGTAAATGGAATAAAAGAAGGATATGACGATATATCCCGTGCAGTTCAGAATATGTTAAAGGAACTTTCAACATCATCACCGGAAATACAAACAAAAGCATTGGCAATTGTAGAAGCATTTAGACAATCACCCCAAAACGCCAACGATTTAGCAGCATTGCATAAAGGTTTAAGGGAACTTGATGCAATAACTACAGTGTTAACCTCTACTACTGAGGAAAATACTAAAAAGATTATGGAATACCGATTTGCCAATGAGGGACTAATATCTACGCTGCAGATGATTGAGGGTGAATATTCAACAGGAAAAATAACTACTGATCAATATAATGAATCAGTAGAATATCTAGCAAATACTAATGGAGCTTTCAAAGGTACGATTGTTGATGTATATAGTGCTGTGGGTGTATTAAATGAGGAACAAACAAATGCTGCTAAAGTTGCTGCTATTACCCAAGGGGCATTCCAAAGTGAGCAAATGACAGCAGAAGAAATTAAGAATAAGATAGATGCATTGGGAAAAGCAATGGCTGATGGGGAAATTTCAACTACGGATTATGTCAATGAATTAAAAGAATTTGGCTATACTCTTGAAGATGTAGAAGGTGGGATAGACAATGTCATTACTGGAATTTTTAAATTATTTAATCTAAATGTTTCTTCAGAAGAAGCTGCTGAAAGTTGGAGAACAGAGCTTGATAAATTAATTGCTAGTTATGGAGTATACGGATCTTCTCAATTAGAAATAGATAAAGCTCAACAGGGGGTTAATACTTCAACTGATGCTCTAACTAAGGCACAACAAAACTACCAAGAAGCACTTAATAGCCAAGATCCAAGTAAAATTTTAGATGCAAGGATAGCTTTGAGAGAAGCAGAGGAAGCACAAACTAAATCTGTAAATACCTTAAATTATGCTACTTCTACTCATACTACATCAGAAGCTGCAAGAGAAGAGCAAATTAAAAAAACTGTTGCAGCAACTGAAGAAATGTGGAATGAGGATATTAAAATTTATCAAGCAAATGAACTTAAATTATCTCAGGGAAATTTAACAACAGAACAACAAAAAATTATAGCTGATCAACAGGATGAAATAAGAGAAAGATTTAAAGAATCTGGTGTAGCATTACTTCAGTACAATGATATTTCTAAGGTTACGATTGATGATTATAAAATTATGGGTAAGGAATTTGGATTGACTGATGAGCAGATTACTGAATCACTTAATTCTTTAGGAACTGAATTTTTAACATTTTCTGATGACTCATACTTTATGGGTCAAAAAGTCACTGAAGGATTTTGGGGTATGGCTGGGGAAATTGGTCTTACAAAAGATAATATGGGAAAGACTATTGGTGAAGTAAAAGAGAATTTTGTATCTATGGCTTTAGAAGCAGTAGACCAGAAAAAATTGACTAATGAAGAATTTTGGAAAATGGCAAAAGAAATTGGGTTGTCTAAAGAAGAGATAGCAGATATTATAGATGAATTGAATTTAAAATTTAAAGAGATTCCTCCTGAGAAAGTCACAACAATAAAAGTTGAAACTGAAACTGCTAATTCTAATATTAATACTTTTGCAGAATTATGGAGCCACGTACCTAATGGGTCAGTCAAAACTAATTATGTGGATACTTGGTTTAGAGATGTATATGGGCCGGGCGGTGCTTCTGGTGGAATTTTTAATGGTATTGATTTTACTGGATATGCTTCTGGTGGCCCTGTTAAGGATCAATCAATGAAACTCCTGGATGGTGGAGTACCGACCATATTGCACCCGCCTGAATTAGTTCTTAATGGTGAGGAAGCAATGAAAGTAATATGGAATATGGCAACTATGTTGAAAGCTCCAAGAAGTGAGGAAATTCCGGCTTCAACTGCTGCTCCTGAACTTAGTAATGCAAATACCTTGAAACCAAATATCAATACAGATATTAAAAATGTTTTTAACATTGCTAAACTGGAAGTAAGAGAAGATGCAGATATTGGCAGGGTAGCAGAAGGGCTTTATGATCTGCAGGAAAACAGCCTTAGAGGAAGGGGCTATAGATGAACCAGGATTTTTCATTTAATGGAGTAAATGCATCAACAAAGTACTTTGAGCTTGGCAGGTATTTTGATAGTATGCCAGAACAGGCTGAAACTATTATTGATATGCCTGACGATGGTGATCTACAAGCAAGTAAAAAATTTAAATCAAAAATAATTCCTGTAAATGGAGTGTTATATGCAAATAGTTCGGCTGAATTAATAACAAGAATTCAAGATTTTTTGGATTATCTTCGATATGACACAGATGTAAGGCTTATTTTTAATGATAAAGCAGATAGATACTATAATGCCCAATATTTAGATAGCATGGAACTTGGTGAAAGAGGAATATTTGTTCCAATGGAATTGAGATTTAAATGTAATAAGCCTTTTGCTTATGGGATAACAGCAATAACAGATCATCAAGATATTACAGTAAATGAAACCACATATTTGATTAATAATACCGGGCACTATTATGCCTATCCTGTAATTACAATTACGTTCAATCAGCCACAGACACATATATATGTGGAAAATAATTCTTTTTTAAATAATAGATTTGATATATCGAAGTCATTTGTTGCAACAGATGTATTGGTAGTAGATTGTAAAGCAAAAACTATATTCTTAAATTCTGCTCATAATCCTGCAGGATTTGGAACCGGGGGATCTGCGCTAGCTAAATGGATAGTATTTGCAAAGGGGAATAACCAATTAGAGATTGGAACAGATGACGGAACAATAGATGTAGATATAGATATTTCATTTGAGCCGGTATATTATTATTAAGGAGCAAAATATATGGGTAAATTAACAAGTTTTGAAATTGAGGATGCTGTAACAGGATCGGAATTATCAGTAAGGATAAAGCACAAAGGGGAAAAAAGTTTTAGCAAACCAATTATTTTAAAGGGCAAAGGAGTGAAAAAAGATGAAAGACAGGTACTTACAGTCGGCAGCAAGAAAGAGCCGGATAAAATCTAAAATAAAGGATATTATCTGGGCAATAACAAAAGCAACCAGGAAAGCTATCCTTGTGGTAACAGGAATTGGCGGTGTCCAGGTATTTGAGGGCAGCCTGGGAATAAGGGTAAAACGAAATGGTGTATGGTATAATTTCGGAACTGTGTGCCATAAGGTAATTTCCACAGCTTTTGCAGAATTCGTTGTAGATCAGCTAATAACTGAAACATCTGTATTCGGAGATTTTAAATATCATCAGATCGGAACAGGATCAACTGCTGAAGCTGCAGCGCAAACAGCATTAATAACACCCGTGGAATCAGTAACTACAGGATCGCAGGCAGAAGATAGCTCTAAGGTTTATAAATCTACTGCTTCAATAGCAATTACAGATACCAGGGCATTAAGGGAACATGGGATATTTAATAATGCAACGCCAGCTTCCGGAACGATGATGGACAGATCATTATATGATGTAATTTCTTTAATATCTGGGGATACATTTGAAACGACTTATAAATTAACAGTGTCAGATAATACATAAAAGAGGCATTAAATGTCTAATCTATTTGCGGATGGATTTGAAACAACTTTAGCTGCATGGTCTTCATATATAGAGGATACTGGAGATTTATCTGTTTCTACTGCTGCAAAAATACATGGAGCTAAGGGATTGTCATGTTTAATTGATGATGTTAATGCTATTTATGTTCAGGATAATACACCTAGCAATGAAACAAGATATAGATTAAGGTTTTATTTTGATCCAAATTCTATTTCTATGCCTGATGATACGAGTTTTTGTATTTTTGCAGCATTAAATACTGCTGAATCTACAGTGTTCAAAGTTTATTTGGAAAGGCACTGGAGTGGAGTTTATAAGATTTGGATGTATGCAAGAGAAGATGATGGAAGCAACAGAACATCAGATTCCTATATAATTTCTGATGGTGTTCATTATATTGAATTAGACTTTCAGGCATCTAGCGCACCTGCAGCAGATGACGGATTTTTAACTTTATATATTGATGATCCAGATACAGAAAAAACAATTCTAGCAGCACTGGATAATGATACAAAGAGTGTGGATTTTGCGCTGCTTGGTCCATCAGATGGAACTCCAGATGCGAATATAGCAGGCACTATTTTCTTTGATGATTTTGCATCAAATGATGACGGATCTGAAATAGGAATGTATATCCAACAAGCTAATTTTGCAGGAACATTGTCTATGAGCGGATCATTAAGTAGAAACCCGAAAAAAGTTTTAACAGGAATTTTAAATACAAGTGGATCTTTAATAAAAAACCCGAAAAAAATTTTAACAGGAATTTTAAATACTGCTGGATCATTAAATAAAAAAGTAGGAAAAACCTTTCTTGGAAGTCTAATGTTTCAAAAAAAATGGCCTGGTTTGGGAATAGGGATGTATTCGACAACAGGAAACAATTGGGTTCTATCTCCATTATTTTCAGGATTTGTTGATGATATTTTGGGCAGTGGTTTTAAGGAGATCAGGATAGATTTGGTTAACTGGAATGATTCCGGTGTAGTGGATTTATCTAAATCTGCTGTTGTAATAGCAGTAGGGAAAGGAGCAAATGTTATCTGGGGATTGTCTTCTGCAGTAGAACTGACATCAACGAATTGGCCCGATTATGTTGAAGCTGTTGAGGCAGCAGCATTATGGGCTCAGACCAATGGTGTTTTTGAATTTCAATTAGGAAACGAACTTGAAGGCATGATTGATGGTACTACATTGACACTGGGAACTTTAATAACAAATCTTAAAACATTGGCAACATCCGTCCAGGCAATATTTACTAATGGCAATGTTTCGTATTCATGCCTGCCGGATAATATTTCGGATTGGGTAACAGCAGGCAAAGGGAATATCGACCTGCTGGCATCAAATGTTTATATGGCCTGGGGTGAGGAAAACACCCCTATAGATTGGGAAGGATTTATAGATGCACTGATTGCAGGATTTGGTGTTAACGGAACATATCTTACAGAATTTGGGCCACAAGTCCACAGCCTATTATATTACTCTGAAGATGAATCAGTCCAGGCAGCAGCTGTCAAAGAAATGCTTGATTACATTATTGCATCTGGAATGCAAAGAGCGATATTTTTTACATATTATGATGATCCTCTACCATTCGGCCCCCAGAATTTTGGGGCAAGAAAAACCGACATGACCTATAGATTATTATGGAATGAAATAAGTGTTCCCCGTAGATTTGCAGGTTCTATATTTAAAACAGTGAGTATAATATTGGAAGGAACTTTAGTTTTTTCAGGATCATTAGTTAAAAAAGCTGGTCATGTTTTAGATGGAACACTACAATTTGCCGGGAGCTTAACGAAAAAAGCTAGTCATATTTTAACTGGAACTCTACAATTTGCAGGCAATTTAGTTAAAAAAGTTAGCCATGTTTTATTTGGATCATTACAGTTCATCGGTATAATAAATAGAATTTATAAAATTACACTTGAAGGCAATTTAAGATTTTCTGGAAGCCTTACCGGGGTACCTTTTAGAAAATTCCCAAAATATTTGGAACAGCTTATAATTAAAATGAGAAATAAATTATAAAGGAATATTATGGTTGATACTTTATTTGATAGTTATGATATTGCAAATTGTGATGCTGATGCATCAATAAATAATGGAACTTTCTTAGCAGAGGGGCATTCATTTACCGGGAAATACGGAAAACTCAAATCGATTGATGTTTTATTAGCTATTGATGATGGAAATCCAACAGGGAACATTTATATTTATTTATATACTCATTCAGGAACTTTTGGAACTTCAAGCGTTCCTACAGGAGATATTCTTGCAATATCTGATCCGGTGAATACTGCAAATTTAACTGCAACACCTACTTTAACTAAATTCACTTTTAGCGGGTTAAATCAATATCGGATGGTAGAAGATGAGAAATATTGTTTCTATATCCATCACCCGGAAGGAACTGCAACAGACAATTGCAAAACCAGAGTAGATGCTAATTCCCCCTCCCATGGTGGAAATGCATTTTATGAAGATGCTGGCGGATTTACTGCAACAGATGAATATGATTTAGGATTTTATGCTTATGCAGAGATAGGCCATGAAATAATATCACTTCCAACTACAGAGGCTGGAACTATAGAGAAAGCAACAAACAGTTATTGGGGTGCTAGTATAAATATTCGACCAGATATTTTTGCTGATGTAGAAAATTATATGGATATTGATGGTGAAGAATATATTATTAAAAAGATGAAAGATATAAGATCTAAAGGAAAAACTTATACAGAATTAAAATTAGATCATATAAATAGTGAACTTCTAGACTTAACTATTGAACGTTTTACACTTCTAAAATCAGTTGAAGATCTTGTAACATATATTTTAGCAGGAACAGAATGGACAGTGGGAACAGTTGATATTGATGAAATAATTTTATTAAGTTTTGATGAACGTATATCAAGACTTGAAGCACTTACTACTCTTGCCGAAAAATGCAGCGGGGAATTATATTTTCATTCTACACCGGGGGTAGTAGCAACAGATAAGAAGGTAGATTTAAAAAGGGAAATCGGAACTGTTACGAATTTGCAATTAAGATATGATAAAAATTCTCCACATATAGAGCGAGAAAAAAATTCAGAGAATCTTGTAACAAGATTATATGTTTATGGTGGTGATAATATCACGCCAAATACTTTGATTTTAGATGATTGTGAGGATGAAACTGTTTGGGCAGTATCGGGTTCTGCAACTGTAGGAACATCAAAATTTAAACAAATGGGAAGTCAGGGCATAGAAGGAATAACAACTGCATTAAATGAAACTTTATTTCATGATGTTGGTGCGGGTAATGTTGTGGATTTATCAGGATATACATTAGCAAAAGCCTGGATTTATTCTGAAACAGATAATGCCCAGGGAGTTCAATTTGCTATTGGTGAGACAATATTTGATTTTAAGGTTGATTCTGGTCTACTTGAAGCGGGATGTTGGAAACAAGTTACCATAGATTTATCAGCAGTAGCTGATACAGATAAAAATGCAATAAGGTATTTTTCATTTAAAAACTTAACAAATGGTGCAGCTAGCTTTATTTTCGATAGAATTGAAGCTTTTAGAGGACCGATATATATTGATAGTGCAAATGCACCCCTTTATAGAATAAAAAAAGAATTATCATATCATCATTCGGCAAAAATTGAAAAATCACAATTTGAAGCAATTATCTACCCGTCAGATGATTCTTATATTTCATCTGAGCCACCAGGCAATCTTTTAAATTATGGATCAGCTACAACTATGGTAGTAAAAGCATTATCAACAAATACATGTGTTGCATTATTTAAGTTTCCTTTTATGGTTATTCCTGAAGATGCAACAATAATATCAGCAACATTTGGATTTACTGTTTCAAGTGTATTTGGGTATAACGGTGCACCAGAAGGAGATACTATACTTGCTTTTCTTACAACATCAAGTTGGAATGAGGAAACTGTAACGTGGGATATAAGGCCCACAAATGGGTCACCGGAATTCCTTACAATGAGTATAAGTTCTGCAGGAGAAGTAACAGAAGATATAAAGACACAGGTTGAAAATTGGATAAGTGGTGCTGCAGAAAATAATGGTTTTATTTTGGTAGGATCTACAAATTGGCAAAACAGGGGTGCAATCATATATTCAAAAGAAAGTAATACTGGAAAACCGTATATTAAAGTAATTTATAGTATGCCATATGACCCATTTGGGGTAATTATACCAGCAGCTACACAATATTTAGTCGACCATGAGGAACCAGAATTATTATATAAAGTAAATATGGCAGACTTATCAAAAGTAATGGTTGGCACATGGGAAAATGAAGTGATTAATATTGGTGATACAGTTACAATTTATGATAGTGAGCTCAATTTGAATGTTTCTGTAAGAGTAAAAAGGATAGTAAAAGATTTAGTCAAAAGGACAAATGTAACTATAGAACTGGCAAATAGGGCATATACTATTGCAGAATCAGAGGCCTTGAAAACAAGACAATTGGATTATGCAATGCCTTTTATGGATAATAGAAAAATAATAAATGCAAATGCTATTCAAGTAGGATTTTTGGGGAGTAATGTAAATTCTAGTTAATAACAAAAAGAAAGGGGGGATAAATGAAAAATTACTCAGAAGTTGAAACTTTAGATAAACTCTTAGATGAAAAAATTTCACCTGAAAACAAGATTATATTAGAACTTATGAGGGCAAGACAGGATTTGAATGTATCATTAATACTGAAAGCGGTTGAGGAATTTGTAGTAATAAAAATATCTAAAATAGTTAGAAAAATATCAAAGGATAGCAGATTGCAAATGCAACAATTAAAAAGTATTGATTCTAAAGTTGATATTTTAAAATCATTAACAGACGATAATACTAAGATGATAAAATCTATGCGAGAAGATTTGGGGTATAAAAATGGGAGCTCCTGATATTATTAAAGATATGGATAAAATTAAAAAAGATTTGTATGGTAATATTACTAAAGATGTTGATAAAATAAAGGTGGACTTATATGGTGATAATATTACTGGAGAGCAGGGAATGATGAAGGATATTTATGGTGATGAATCAAAAAATAAATGTGGTCTTATGGATGATTATAAATATTGGAAAAGAAATTTGAAAATTATGGGCTGGATTTTTGGAGTGATATTTGTATCTGCATTGGGTGCAGGATTTGCAATTATTAGAGAGTTGTTTATGAAAATAATCTCTTTATTAGGGGGGAGTTCTTAAATGAGTACAAGAATTGGAGTTAGTTGTGTTACAATAAGAGATGGTATAATAACCAAAGAATGTTTAGCTGCTGAGATTAGGCAAATAGCAGAAGATCCGCAGAGTGAATTCTGGAAGAATATAGATTTTTGTTTAGCTAATAATATATACATGATAATAAATATAGATTTATGGTCAAGTAATGGTCATTTATCTTATTCAGAACAGGCCTGGAGACAAAGGGTAGATGGTTTAGCTTATGAGATGTTGAAAAAAGATCCAACAGCCAAGAAATGGCGTATTACCATAGATAATGAACCTGCAAAATATGAAAGTAAAGAAATATATGCATGGCTAATAAATGTAGCATATGATCAAATAAAAATAAAACGTGGGTGGACTCAAATTCAGATAGGGGCCGGAAATGAAGAATTTTCTTTGGCAGCTAAATTTGGAATGTATGAGTATATATTAGAGAATTGTAAATTTGATTATTTGGATATACATATTCAAGCAGCAGTTATAGATGTTGCAACAGCAAGAGTTAATGATGCAACACTTAAGCATTGGGGGGATACAGCTAAAAATTGGGCTACTAAATACAAAAAGAAACTTTCATGTACAGAAGCAAATTGGTGTGATGTTTCACGTGAAACAGGGTATACAGATCTTATAAAAATGCTCAATAAAGCAGATGAAATTGGATGTGAAGATTTCTGTATAGTATTTACAAATGTTGTAAGTGGAGATTATAATTGGCTATCATTTTTGCAGAACGGTGTATCCAGAAGCCCATATTGGGAAAATTTCAAACAAGAAATAATAAAAAGAAAGCCACAGGGAGGGGGTGATCCGGTGGTAGATAGAACAATTAAATTGGTTACTCCGGTTATGGAAGGGGAAGATGTTAAGTCTATAGAACTTAAATTAAGAGAACTTGGATTTGATATCAAAATAGATGGTAGATATGAAAATAACGATTATTGGGCAGTTCGTAAATTTCAAGAACTTACTAAAATTGTTGAGGATGGTAAAGTTGGGCCACAAACCAAAAGTAAGTTAAATGCTACAATGATAAGTACTTTCTATCCAGAAGTTTTTAAAAATATTTATGAATCAAATAAATACAGTATTGATGCAATAGATTATTTCCTTGATGAGTATGCGCATCCAAATTTGGCTGGCCACGGTAAGTATTTTGTCCAAGCTGAACAAGAAACGGGTATACCTGCTGAATGGCAGCTTGCTAATGGGATGCAAGAAAGCGGGGTAAAAGATTCTTATGGAATAGTGCGCCTTGGGAATAGCTATTATGGAAGGGAATGGAAAAATCTCTATGGGTGGGCAATTGCTGATAGTGGCCCCTCATCTCAGGGCAGATTTGAGACCTATGCTGAATGTATATTATCAGTGCAACACCAAATTAAAGATCTGTTCCTTAATTCAAGCAATTGGAGATATAATGGTGATCATATTTTTGGCATAGAAGTTGCTTATTCAACTGCTTCATATAATGCAATCAATAAAGCAAAATGGTACAGATTTGTATGTGAGTTTTTGAATAAAGGGGTTATGACCAAGATCCCGCAATATGTAGAAGATTTGATCCCGATACTTGAAAAATATTTCGTTAGAAAGGGGGTGTAAAAAAGAATGCAGACAATTATACAACATATAATAGTAACATTAATTTTGATTCTTTTATTAGTATTTATTGATTTCTTATTTGGTGTTGCTGTTGCTCTTAAGAACTCAGCCATTAAGGCCCAGACAAACAGGTTTGAATGGGGCAAATTTTTAGACTTCTTAAAATGTGCAGTTGGCCCCCCGTTTTTGGCTTGGTTAGGTCTTAGTTTGGTGAGTGTGTTTATTACATGGTTAGCTGAAAAATACGGATTAATTATAAATCTGACAGCAATAATCCCGATTTCAGTATTTATCGATGGATCTGCTGCAGCGATACTTTTGGTTCTTGGTAATTCAATACTTAAAAGTTGGAAAGAATTAGCAATAAATACTAATAGTATTAAATGATACGTCTTTACTGTTTCACGTGAAACATTGGGAACAATTTTTGTTTCACGTGAAACATTCTAAAATTTCCAAACTACAACCCCTTGTGTATGTTATATTTGTTATACTACTACCTGTCGGGACTTGACAAGATATACCCCTTCATGTTATAATTTTTATAGAGATTAAGAGAGAAGCAGAGAAGGTCGGAGGCAATAAACCAAAGAAACCACCTGCAAAAGCGAGAATACAGAAGAGAATCGGCTCTCAACCAGAAGCAGATTGAAAACAAAAAAAGAAGTCAAAGAGAAATAGAGAAAAATCAACAGGCGTAAGGCCCAAGATAAACTAATCAGACCAGGATCTCAGAGATTATACACCAATAGGAATAAAAAATCTTTATTAAAAATTATACTGAAGGTCGAGCAGCATTTATATGGTGCTCTTCCTTGAATATAATTAAAAAAGGAGAAGAACAGATGATAAAGAAAAATAGAATGTATTGCGATCATTGCGGGGATATGATAGACAGAAGTGATGCTCATAATAAGTGGATTACAATTAGAGAAACAGATAATACAAAGAAAATTACAACCAAAAATTATGTTGTCTGCGATGATTGCGGGCTTTCATTAAGAGTGTGGTTAACGGATAACGTTGACAAATATATTGAAGATAGAGTTCGTCAAGCTTGTGAATAATTTTTAATCAGCTTAACCCTAAGCCATTGAAATAAAAAAGTAAATGACTTAGGATTAAACTTATTAATAAAAGAGAATAGGAGAAATTAATGTATTCAAATTACAGTTTTTGTTTAGAGTGGGATGAGCTTCCGGAAGAGTTAAGAGAAGAAAAAATTGATGCTTATATAGAAAAATATGATGGAACAGGTGCAGATATTGACAATCCGGAAAAAAGACAAGAAGCTGAAAATTCAATAAGTGCTCATTTTCCGATATATTTTTAATGTTGAATGCAGGGCCTAAGCGGGCCTTGCGTTAAATATTAAAATAAAAAAGAGGAGTAAAAAATGGAAAAATATTTAATTGGTGCTAATGGACTTGAAAAGCCTGAATCAGTAAAACTTGAAGTAGGAACAAGGATATATTACACTGGGGATATGGCAAATAATGAAGGATTTGGAACAGTTACAAAGAAAATACCGGAAGGCAAATATAATTCAGCTTGTGTGAATATTAAAATGGATGATGGCCGAGAAAAAATAATGCTGCCTGAAATTTTATTTAGTCCTAAATATTCTGGCAATGGTTCAACAAGATTTGTTACACAAGAAGCATACCAAAATTGGAAAATAGAGCGTATCCAAGCGATTAATGCTGAAATTGAAGCTAAGAAAATTAAAGTATATGATAATCTTACAGAGCTAGAAAACAAAGTTCTTGAAGCAATTAAAAAAGATTGTTTTTATCAAGAATCTGAAGATGGTTCTTGTTGGTGTTGGGCAGATCAATTTGCTAAGGATGCTGGAATTTCAGTTGAAAGTTGCAAAGCTGTTCTGGGCACTATGGTTCAGAAAAAAGTTATACGCATTGATGATTGGAAATCTTTAGGAGAAAAAGATAATTATTTGCAAGTTGCTGAAGATTACAGATAGAAGAATTACAAAATGCCCAAGGGAGACCCGAAGAGATATCTTCCTTGGGTTTTTGGTTTTAAATCAATACTAACACAAGCATGTACAATTAGAAAAGGAGAGAAATAATGACAAACGAAACTGAAGAAAAATTAACTGAAATTCAAAGGATATTGGAAAATGCAGAAAAAGATCTACCGGAAGCAGAATTTAAAGAATTGGTAGTAAGAACAGCAAAAGTTCTTGGACATTTCCAAGAAAAAGTATTTATAGATTATGGCAAAGGCAATAAATACACCCAATTTAAAGATAATAAATTCCAAAAAAGAGTAGAGAACGAAATTGAATCAAGAGTAGTGAAGCCTCTTAACTACGGTCAACCAAGAGAGGATTTCAAGAAAATGGTAGTTGCTTATATAGCACTGAATTATATACCAATAAATTAATCAATTTCAGGGGGCATCCAAGCGGGTGTCTCCTAAAATTTATTAATAGAGAATAGGAGAAAATGATGGAAAAGCTAGTTAAAAAAGATGGTGGGCACGGTATAACAGAAAAGACTAAAAGGTGGGTAAAGAGAAACATTAAAAAACATGATATAAAAGCATTGTTTTTGGATCGGGCAATTGAAAAAGGTGGAAGTAGATACAATATGAGGGCAATTGATACACTTGGATTTGAATACCTGCTTTCCGGATTTGAGTGGGGTTATGGTGGTGAGGGCCCACATGGGCTGCTGTGGTTTGTTAAGAATTATGGTTATACAATAGGGGAATACTCTAAATTATGGACCATGGAAAGCATAGCAGGTCTCAGAGAAGATAAATACAAAATAGAATTTAAAGGCCATGTTGACTTAATAATTCCAGTAAAATAAAAGGAGCGTTATGAAGAAAAATACAATTGAAATCGATAGGATGCCTTTATGTGATTTATGCGCTCAAGAGGGAATCCGCTCCTTAGCAAAATATGATGGTAAAACTATTTATGGGTCTTGGGCATATATGTGTGAAAGACACTTTAAGGAACAAAAAGCTAACCTTGGTCTTGGTAAAGGTCAAGAATTAATAATGAAAAAGGGGAATAAAAAATGAAAGAATTAGTAGATAGGATTGGAAGAATAGATACGTTTTCTAAAATCGAAATAGCTAATACTGCAATAAGGGCAAGATACCATGAACTTCAAAGAGCTGAAACAATGAAATTCAAAAAAGGTGATAAAGTCGGGTGGACCAAACAACATGTAGCTTATACCGGAATTGTTAAATCTTTAAATATTAGTTCATTAATAATAATTGAAGATAAAACTGATAAACTTTGGAGTATTGGGTCTAGCTGCTTAAAGCTGATAAATTAAGTATTCCGAAAGTTGCCCTTATCGAGGGCAGCTTTGAGAATATTAAGATGTAGATTGACTAAAATTATCTATAGTATGATAAAATAAAATTTACTATGAAAGAAAAGGAGAGAACATGAGAAAATGTATAACCATAACAAGAGCTCCATGGGGTGGGCATCATTTAGAAGTATCCTCTGAAACGGGGGCGTTTTTAAAAGATTATGATACCACAAAAAAAATTACAGAATACAACGATGATCAATTGTTAAAAGTAGCTAGTATTATTGATGTGGATGTTGAACTCCTAAAAGCTGCAGTCTCAAATGCAAGATTAGGCAAGATTAAAAAAACTTCCAGCAAAACAGAACCAAGGACAGATTTAGGATTCTGTTTTTGTGGCTGTGGTGAATATCTTCAAAAGAAAAATGCAAAATTCCTGGATGGGCATTATAATGTTCTGGTTAAGAAATTAAGGGATTGTCTTAAAGCGGATTCATCGAAAGAAGATAGGGAATGGGCAAAAGCTCAAATGCAGAAAGCTCAATTTACTGAAAGAAATTTATATGTAGGCGGGAAATTGCCGAAAGGAGTAATTTTATGATTAAGGAAAAAGAGGGCCAGGCAATAAAAGTTGTAGATATAGCAAATCAGAAAATTCCTATTAATTATAAAGTTAGAAATACTAATATTCAAGTAAGGTTCAATGACTATTATATAGCAGTTTATGATAATGGGAAATTAAGTTATGATGCTCTTCTTAAAAATGATAGGTGGTATAGGGAAAGCACATTTATGGCAATAATCAAAACCCTGGCCAAAAGGATAAAGGGGGCTGAAAAACTTAAAGAGGTTATTTTAGAAGTAGAAGACGGGAAACTTGAAGTTTGCTACCAGAACCTTGAATATTTGAATATGAATGAAGTTTTATATAGATTTATGAAACGGGAAAGTTTATCAGAAGAAAAAATTTGGAAAAAGAGTTTCAATTTAATAGGGCATAATAGTACAATAAAGGCCCTGATAGATGCTAAAACAGCAGTTCTTTTAGCATCCATTCACATCAATTCTAAATTAAATCGTGATGATAAAAATAAAATTATCTGTAGAGAGGAAGTGAAAATTGAGGAGATTTGGAGTAATTAAAGATGTATTATGGTATTTATTGGCTGTGGTGTTATTATCTATTGGAGCAGGATTGTTTGCAAGATATATGGATAGTAGGCTTATACTTGGAGCGATTTCTGCTTTAATAGGAATAGTTATTCTGATATGGAATACAATTAAAAACTAAAAAAGAAAGGAAAAACAAAATGTCAAGAGGGAGACCAAAAAAGAATATAGAAAATAAAAAAGTGGAGGTTATACAGATGGAAGATCTTAAGTTTTGTCTCTGTGGGTGCGGTACGGAAGTTTCTAAAAAAGCAAAATTTGCAGTAGGTCATGATGGCAAAGTTTCTCATATGCTGACCCAGGTTAATACTGGAAAAGCAAAGTTTGAAGATTTGCCTCAAATTTTGCGGGATTCTGTAGTAATGTGTAAGGAATG